CGAGGCGCCCTGAGATGCCGGGCGAGGACTAGAGTTGTAGTGAAAACCGTCTTATCCGCCCTCAGTAATCTTCTATTGTTTGGGTTTTTCACTGGCCATGCTGAGTATTGTTGGCTCCCATTCCATGACCATGTTAAAGAGGAGGAATTGCTGATTGTTGGAAAGAAGGAACCGTTGCTGGCTTACTGCTCGAAAATTCTCATTCAAAGACAACAATGTGACAATGAGAAACTTGAAGATGCTGAGGAAAAGTTCAATCCTGTCAACAAGTTTTATATTGATGCTGAGGTTGCTGAGAAAGAGGAAAATGTTGAGTTGTTCGGAGCCACAATTGAAGGAGCCCCCTACATTTTGCCGAAGACTAATATTAAGGAGCTTGAAGCTGCACTGAAAATTCGTATGATGTGCCAACCCAAAGTTCGTAATGTCACTTTTGAGGAATTCGCATTTGCTTGTATTGATGACATGTTTGGTGAGCTCACTCCGTTGGCTCGCATTGAGAGGTACAACTACCTTAAGCAGCAATATGGAACCAAGAAAGCCAACATGATGATGGAAATGGTGGGCGTCCCTTATGACGAGAAGAAACATGGAAATTGTGGACTCTTCATCAAGAACGAACTCTACATGGGAAAGCACAGACACAATTACAAGCCTAGAATGATTTGGGGCCGTGATGTGTGGTTTGTTGCCAACTTCGGACACTTTTTCAAGGCTCTTGGCATGCGTGTGCAAGAAGTTTTGGAAACATTTAATTGCTACTACACCACCAAGATGACGCCTTCTCAGGTGGGGTCTGTTGGTGCTATTATTGATGAGCAAAGCCAAGTGTTTGAGTGCGACGTGTCGAATTGGGACGGGTCCTATGGTGAACATTTCATCCATGTTGAGCAGTATCTATTGAAGAAGGTCATTGAGTCATCCAACCCGCTCTATGATGACTTGATAAAGGATATGGAAAGAATTGTGGGAAAGGCTCGAACTTCAGAAGGATTCTTGTTTGTGGTTCTTGAGGCCGCCCGCCGGTCTGGTGACTTGTGGACTAGCGTGTTCAATTCCCTAATGAACTTTCTCATCATTCTCTTCGTTTTGGGGTTGAAGCCTAGAAACAATGTGTTGGTTTACATGGTTCTAGGTGACGACGCTGTTGGAGGCCTCAACGACAAGGAAATCAACGTGCGCGTGGTTGAGCAAATTTATGAGTCCCTGGGCATGAAAGTCGAACTGTTTTTGAGGGATTCTATCTTCGATGCCACTTATTGTTCTGGTTATTTCGTTCCTGTTGATGGAGATGTTTATTGGGCTAACATGCCATTTAGACAACTAGC